ATAAGGCATAGATTTATTCCATCCAACACATACAAACTTAGATGAACTAGCTTCTCCTGGAGGGGTAAAATCAAAGCTGGCACTATCATTTGCTCTTGCATCTAAAAATGTTTCTATAGTATCGGAATCTGTTTCTGATACTTCAAAAGTAAGATTATAAACTTTAGGATTTTGATGTTCTGCTAATCCAAATAATATTCTGTGTTCATAACCATCAGCAAAACGAACAGTTCTAGTATTTGGTGCTGATCTTTTTCGTACTCCATAAGTAGGAGTTATTGAGGGAAAAGTAGCCATTATGCAAGTAAACCTCCAGGTCGTTTCTGTTGTACTAACTCAGATTGTATAGCAACTGATATAAGACGACCAAGTTCTCTACCTTGTTGTTCATCTCCCTCTACGTTAGATCCAGAAGCATCTACATTTACTATTACATTTGTAGATCCGCCAAGAGAACTATTAGGAGACACCATGCCACTTACACCTGGAGTAAATACTTCTGGGCCTTTCTCTCCCACTATGTATGAACCACCGCCTTTTACTGGACCTCCCTCTGCTTTAAATATCTTTCCGAATAATCCCAACCCAGGTGAAAGGCCACCTCCTACGTTACCAAAAAGTGCCATATTTAGTGCTGCATCCGCCAACTTATTAAGAACATTACTTAAAGTTTCACTCAGAGTTTGCGTTCCACGAATTAATCCTTTTATACCATCAGATAAATCTGTGGTTATGTTTTGCTTTAAACTTTCAAATGATGATTCAATCAATCTTGCATTTTCAATTAATTGTTTAGCTTGATTATTTTTCTCGACTAAAGCTCTTACACTTAATCCTTGAGTTTTTAAGATTTTTTCTTCCTCCGCACTTAAACCTTCAGTTATAGCGTCTATTTGTCTCTGAATATCCGCTTCTTCTAGACCTTTATCAACTATTTCTTGTGCAAACTCTACTTCTTTTTGCATAGCATTTATCTTTTTCTGAGCAGCAGCTACTCTTTTAGTGTCTATCTCGATTATTTTGTTTGCTGCATCGTCAATATCTGAACCATCACCACCAAAAAATTCTGATTGAGGATTTACCCGTTTTCCAAGGCTAAACTTCCGTATTGCTTGTAACTCTGGATCTGATAGACCGCTAAGACCCTCGGCTTGAAGAACTGATCTAGCCTTAATATCAGCAGGGTTTATTTGTAAATCAGCAGCAGCTTTAAATATTCTTTCTAGTTGACCTTGACTAAAAAGTTCAAGCACCCCTTTAAAATCTTCAATAAATTTCTCCTCTTTACCTCCAAATATTACATTTCCCTTACCTTCTCCCAAAGATACCTTCATTCCTGGATCTAAAGTATCGTTTACTATTTTTAAAAACTTAGTAATTGGTCCAGCTAATAATAATTGTAGATTTATCGTTAATTCTGCAAGTGTTCTGTCTAATTCTTTAGAGGCTTCTCCTGCTTCTCTTAACTTTTTGGCTCCGCCCTCCCCTAAAACTGTTGTTAATTCCTTAGATAATAAAGTAGCTAATTTTTCTCTTTCTCCTAATGCCTGTAAAACTTTTGCTCTGTTTTCAGCTTCCTTAGTACTAAATAATGATTTTTCAGTAAGTAGGTTAAATTGACCATCTAAAGTAGTTAAAGATTCTCCTAATTTTCTTACACCATCTACTACATTTGATAGTGATTGAACGATTGCTGTGGCTGCGATACCTCCTGCAAATCCACCCATTTGTCCAAACATCCCACCGATACCACCGCCAAGGCCACCAGCTATTGCTCCTATAGGTCCTTGACCAAACAGCAAAGGAAAACCACCACTTATTAATGCACTTTGCGTATCAAATCTTCTTCCTAAATTTTGTAGTGTATTTCGATTAGATCCTGCTGGTCCTCTTAATAACTTACCTGTTCTTCTATCAAAATTTAATGCAGATTCAGTTGGAAGAGACATACTATCGAACTGTGGTCCGTACTGTGCTGCTGCAAAACCTGTATCGCCCCTCATTCTTTCTAACCTTTTTGCGTGGGCTGCTCCAGCTTTTGCAGATGCTTGATTTGCTTTCATTGAATCCACTGCAAATTTAGCTGATCTTTCTTCTGCTTTAGCTTTTCTTTCTGCGTGTTTAGCTGCTATGTCTGCTGACGTTTCTAGTCTTTTTATTCCTTTAACTTGTGCGTTAAGCATCTTGCTATCAGGAAGAGCAAGCATACCTCCTTTAGCAGCAACTTTATCTGCTTTATTTAGTATTGGGTTTATCGTTCTTGCAAATTTCCGTGTCTTTATTCCTAAATCTCTAAAAAGTTGAGCATCAGCTTCAGTAGTTAATACTCTTTTTTTACTACCACTACTTTTTCTACCTACATTTTCTATTTCTTTACCTATTGTTTTTAAGTCTTTTTTAACTTGCTGAGTATTTAATTTTATATTTACGCTATATTCAGATGCCACTAGCTTTTGCAGAATACACAGATATTAAAAGTTTAGCGTACTTTACGAACTTGAGCTTGTCTTTTTGCTTTTTCGTAGGCTTCTTCCTCTCTTTCAGCTTTAATTGTAAAGTAAGCGTTCCATCCGTATAGTTCTTGTATAGAAATTTTTTCTCTTAATTCTTTAAATGTGTACCCTAGTTGTTCTGCAATAAAAAACTGCAAATATACAAAATTATCGTCTTTTATTTTAGCTTTTTACGGCATCGGGGCTTTCCTCCTCGCCCACTCCCTGCATTTTAGTCATTATGTCCAGTAAGACAGATAAAGGTATTTCTCTTCTAAGTGACGGTAAGTCTCCTGCTGTAAACATTTTTGCACCTGATTCATCTTCGGCTTTTGTAACAATAACTTGTAGTGCGAAGTCAAGACTTCCTTCTTCCTGACCTTTGTTCATGGCTATTAATGTACTGTTTATAGAGTCTCTATCGGCTATTGTAAGAGGTGACCAAAAGATCTTTAAAATTAGTTCTTCTCCTTTAAAAATAGAGTAACTACTGCGTTCTTCGACACTAAAGGCTGCTTTTAGTTTGTCGATTGCTCTTGCTGTTGGCATAAAAAATTGTATCTATTTATGTAGTATAACTCAAAGTATAGATTTAAGCACTCGTACCTTTGTGCATTGTATAGTTACGTTTTGGTTTAAACCCTACCATTTGAAATCCCTTGTTAATATCTTTTTCTAAAAAGTTGTTTTGTAAATAAACATAATACCAAAAAGGAGTATTTGGTTTTGGAGTTGTTTTTCTTTTTTCAGCAAATAGATCTTCATACATCTTCCCATCATAAGGACTACGCATAGCATTAATTACAAATCCTGCATACTCAGCTTTGTTACCTATGTAAAGCATCTTAACCAAGGAAGTGTATATAGGCTTTTGCCTTTTGGGTGCTTTTCTACTGGTTTTCTGTGCATCTATATTATTGTCTTTCCGTGGAATAGAAGGTATAACTGGAGCACCTTTTATTTGCCAAGCAGTGTTAAATGTTCCAGTAAACCAAGGACTTCTGTTTTGTAGGGAATAGTGAATTTCAGATGCTGCTTCTGCTCTACCTTTCACAATTAAAGCAGCTAAATCACCTGGTAAATGTTTTAAATCTTTTGTTCTACGCATTGGCTGTAAAATCGCAATTGATTACGCTCATAAAATGACTTTGATCTTCTGTTACTACGGATGACGGTCCACTTATTTCACTCACTCTTGGTGTAACAGCAAAAGTATCTGTATAGTTAGAAGCATTTACAGAAATAAGCCCGTCAATAACTGATTCTGAAATCGCAGCAGCCGTAGCCGTTCCCCTGTTAGATGGTGTCATAACTGCACACCTTATCGTGCCTGAATAATAAGTTGTAGCAGGTCCGTGATTCTGAATAGTTGATTGAGTAAAATCTAAATTGACCATTACATATTTTTTATTTTTTCCTGGTGAACTAAAAGGTGTATTGTCAAATATCACATTTACAGTAGGGTCTGCGTCAAATACAGCATCTTTTATGGCTGTTTCAAACGCTGCTCTTGCTTTTACTAAAGTCATCAGAAAATAACGTCAATACGGAACAGGTATTCCTGTCCTCCTTTTAATGTGCGAATAT